AGGCATATTGCTATTTAAAGAATTCATCACCCCAAGCGAGTCAAAAGATGCTGTCATAGGTCTTGCTTGGGGTGATGTTTCATCTATACCACTAGTAGAAGTATTGGATGCTTTTTGTAAAGCGTCACCACTAAATTTATCAAACATAAGTCTTTCGCCCATAGTGCTTTGAATACTTGGATTTCGTTTGATAGGTTCCGAATACTTTTCAAGATCTGTAACACGATCAGGAATAATAGGATTAATATCTAATAGTTTTCCTTTTTGTTTGGCATTAAAATCATTAGCAGATTTAACGGGAGTGGATAGTCCCATTTTTTCATCAATTACTTCCATAGGAGTTTCATACGAAAGAACATTGGATTGTAGGACGGGAAAAATTGATCCTGTGGTATTACTTTGCTCCGGATTTAGTGCGGTGGTTTCGTCTAAAGTTAAACTAGAAATAGACTCATTTGATAATGTATCCGATTCCATTTCATTTAAATTTCCAAGAAATGAATCAAGATTTCCTTCTGTAAATTCATTAGGAATATTAAAGTTATATGAATTGTTTTCTTCTGGAATCATTAAGTTCCCATTTCTTTAATTGAATTGTTATATTCCTCTATTTTTTGATTTAACAATATAACATAGATATCTCTTTCCCACACTTGCATATTTTCTATTTCAAATAAAGAAAGATTATGTTCAGAAATTAATTTAAATATATTTGTGGTTACACTCATCAAATCAGTGTAACCAAATAGAATTTTAAATGGTTAGCAAAATCCTTTACCTCTATGATTCTATCCACACCATCAGAGGTTTTATATTTTATTTTATATTCTACAAAACTTTCAAGAATAAATTCTTTTATTTTTTCATAATCTTTTTTATTCAAATATTCTAAACAAGAAATTTTTTCCTCTTTTGAAATTAAAGTTAAATCTATTTTTTCTGATTCATTTTCAACTTGATTTAAACAATTTATCATTAGGAATAAAAACTCTTCGTTTTTTTCAGGAATATTTTTTATCTGTAATAAATCATCTATGGTCGGTCTTCTGAATTCAAATATTGCAGTTGGTAATTTTAAAATTAATTTTTCTTTTGATGTTTTATTAATTACTCCAGATGCCAAGTTTAAATTTATTTGAACTTTTTCTTTTGTTTTAGGACAGGTTATATTAAAAGAACTTGTATCAGAATAAGATCTTTTTCTTAATTCTGTAAGTAAAAATTGAAAATCGTAAATCGGTAAATTTTTTGAATTTACATTTACACAGCATGAATCTACTATTTTACACAAACCCTCCAATTTTTCCTCTGTTGTTGAACTCAATTCTTGTATTTGTGTTATAAGTTTTTCTTCTTTCACCAATAAAGATCTCATTCTAATTGTTTTTTTAGTTAAAGGCAATTTAATTTTATATTCTTGAACTTGTTTTTTCATTAAATCTAATAACATAATTTTTACCTATCCTTAATTATATTGGGACATTTGAGTTAGAACCAAATGGTCCTCCTAATTCTGTTTCATTCCAACTTTGTGCATACGCGTAATTGAAAAACACTGTCAGTGGAGTTACGTCAGTAGATCCACGAGAGTTAAAAGATATTGGTAATATAGAAGTTGGATATATCGAATAAAATTGAATAAATCTAGCAGTATTTTTGGTAGCTACTTCATCAAAAAGAAATATTTTGGCTATATTTTGTCTTATGGCTTGATTATATAAAGTACTATCGGCAAACCCACTACCTCTCGGACCATAGTAGGAAGTTGGTCTATTTACATTACTTGTAAATATTGGGTCGCCTCCATATTGTTTTATTAAATTTTGTAAAGTGTTAAATACGTTCAATGACTCTCTCATATAAAAAGTTATTGAAAGTTGTTGGCTTTGATTATTACCACCCTGAAACTTAGTTGGTATTGTCAATGGTATATTTTGAAATCTAAAGGGTGCTCCTATAGAAGATGTACTAGAAAGCTCAACAGATATTGCAGGTTCGCCCGCCATAACTCTAAATTCTGACCTTTTTGGGTCACGTAAAGACATAAAAACAGAAAATCTATTGTTAAGTTGAAAATTATCACTACCATTGAAAAAGCTGTTCTTTATGATGGATAGACTCATTTAAATATTTCCTTTTCTGTTAAAAGTTTGAATATCCACCCATTTTCATCACATAATTTTTTAGCGGCTTCCCACTTACTATTATTTATAGCAAATGTTTTCATTTCTTTAAGAAATGCATTTTTATTCTTTCTTTGCTTGGGAATCACGGTTTGTTTGAATGGTTTCACTTCTATTATGTATTTTTTTACTTTATTTTCGTTATCTTTTATTTCTGCTAAAAAATCAGGATAATATCGGTGCCATTTTTTATCAATAGGAGAAAAATACGGAATATGCAATTCCTCAGAAGCCCATTTTAAAACATTTTCATTGCCATCCAAATATTTACAAACTTTTCTTTCCCAAGTTGATCTACAAACAATTTTATCTGGATCTCCGATGTATTTGTTTATATTTTTTAATTTGTAAATTGATTTATATGCCATGGCTATATATAGTTAGGAGAAATAATATGAGCACCTCAAACTCCACAGTTTTGCTGTCACAAACCACCAGAAGAGATAGTTTTTCTGATTACATATGTCTTTCGGCACATCAAGTTAATACTCTACAAAGTAGAGCTAATGTTGCTTCAGGTGGATTGGATGGATTTTTGAGAAGTTGGTTTGTCCCAATGCCTCAGTCGATTTCAAGAAGTAGTCAACAAAAATTTGTTCAATCACAAACTAGTATGGGGTATGCACTTCAAAAACTACAATCTATTGGTGGTAATAGAGGAAGCGCATTTGCATTTGGGGCGAAGGTTGGGGAGAAGGTGTCAACAATGGGTGGTCCTTTACAAGCACCTAGTCAAGTGGGTACTGCTGCCGCCCTCGGGGCCGTCCAGAGTGGGCTAGGGATTGTGGATCAATCTAGAAGTGTGGCTAGTCAATTTACAGATCAACCTTTAGTTAGTTTGAGCAACCATGAAATGAGATACGCTGGATCTGCGTATAAGCAATATGATTTAGTTTATGAATTTGTTGCAAGAGACCCTGCGGACGTTATTGGTCCTAGCGGAATTATTGCAGCGGCGGCGCAGTTGGAGGCTTTTTCATATCCAATTTCATTATTTACTAATTCAAATAGAGACTTAATTGCAACTCCACCCATGTGGACTCTAAAATATGCTTTTGTTCGATCGAGTGGTGATGTTGAATTTGCAGATATCCCACCATTAGCTAGTTTAGGGCAACCAAAATTGTGTTATCTTGCTCAAGTGGATGTTACACATGATACAACTTCAATAGTCACTGATATTTTAGGATATACATATCCGATGTTCACTAACTTATCATTAAGATTCATAGAAGTTGAACCAGTAACAAGAGTTCAACCCTTTGATGGTGGTGAGGATTATGCTGTGGCGTATGGAGATGAAACCACTGCTCCTAGATTGT